AGAGGGCTTTCGTTATTCCCAATGAGACCACGACCCCCTTTTGATTAAAAAAGCACGAAAAAATACTTGACAAACGAACAGGCGTGTGGTATTATAATTATAGAAACAAGGAAACCTAGTAAATATAAGGAGGGAAAAAATAATGAATGAAAAGTATCAATTATTTTATGACACATTTAAACAAGACATTGAGTTAGGGAAGTATGATAAAGCTTTAGTAGCTTTCATAATGCAAATGGGCAGGATATCAGCCTATTTAGAGTTATCAGACTTTACAGATGTAGAGCGAGATAATGAAGAAAACAGACTACGTGAATTATATGCTTGTTGGGAAAAAAGATACTATGAAAAGGAGGAATAAAAATGAAGATTAAATATGACGAAAAAATATGGGATAGCTTTGGTGAGGAACTTTGTGATATTATGAAGTCTAGCACTGTTGATGGCTTTATTGATTATTTAAAAGATAAAGCAAATGAGACATTGCACACAACATTATCATTAGACGATAAATTATTTGACGTGATTGTATATTTTATCGAAGATGCGTCTACACATATTAGTGATATTTTTATTGTAACAAGTGATGGTAGATTATATTGTAAGAAATTTGTATGTGAGAAATTAGAGTTTGTTAATAATAGTATAGATGATTTATGTTAAAAAGGAGGTATAAAAAATGAACGAAGAAATTAATAGAGTTAAAGTCGTTGTAATTAATTCTAATACAGGGCACATAGTTAGAAGTGAGGCGTTATACACAGACGAATCCTTATTAACAATAGTGCAGAGGTATAGCACTAAAGATTCTATTGTTACGGTTTCAATAGATAATACTTGTTATTGTTTTTATATTAAAGATGAATTATATATATTTAGTACAAGTATTAGTGTAGAATTAATTGAATTTTTTAAAGATGTGTTAGGGGGTTTATATGATAATGCTAGAGATAGTTTTCATATTCAATGGGGCAGAGTGGCAACATTATGTCAACAAATTAATGACGTAGACTATAGTAAATATGAGGATATTTTAAATTCTATAGACGATATATGGGGAACAAGATATTATTCAAGATTTTTAAGGAGAGGTAAAAATGATTAAATACAGATTACATAATATCACAGATTTTGGTGTAGAAATACACGACTTTCACACTGAAAACTCACTAAACAACTACATAGCCTTATTTGTAGACGAACCCTACTGGGTAGAAAATTTGTATACTAATAAAAACATTTATGTGGGTTTTGATGGAGAAGCCTATACCATTGATACTAAGGGAAATAAAGACTATATAGAGACATTTCAAAATCATAAAATCGATTCAGATAATGTTTCACGTGAAACATTGCATGAAAATCCTACAGAATGGATAGCAAGGCATACAACTACAGAAGAAAAAGAGCCATTTACCAAATTAGAAAAAATATCATCTTTTTTGGGAATCTTATCGGTTATAATTATGGCAACATTTTTACTATATCTTTTCTTATCTTCTGTATCATTCATAGCAGAACACTTTTCAGAATTTACATGGAAAGTATTTAACATATTATAAGGAGGAAAATATGGCAAAATTAACAAATCAATTATTGCGTTACAAAGTTATGTTTACGAAAGGAGGCACAGGCGGTTACACCGCCCGTGTCATGATACCAAAAGAAGCAATCCGAGATTTAGACATCCACCCGGGAGACAGCATTGAATATACCCGTGTACCTCACGGATTATTATTAAGAAAGGTGCAAAAGGAGGGTAACTAAAATATGGCAAATAAGCGTATTAAAAAGAAACAAACAAAAGCGTCTATATTGCAACAGCAATATGCTAAAGAATATAATAAATATCTAGCTCGTGTTAGAAATCAACAGAAACAAGGTGTACAAGTAAAGATAATTAAGCGAGTAAAAAATCCAACGCAAGTTTCAATAGATAGAATTAAAAAGCAGATTGCAAAAGAAATACGAAAAAATGCAACGGTTGTTGATATGCTTACTGGCGAGGTTATAACTTCTAAAGAATATGGACGTAAACACGCTCTTGAAAGAAACAGAGTTTTTATAAAATTAACTCCGCAAGAGCAGGAATATGCTAGAATACAAGGTTATACTACGGTTGAAGAATTGAAAAAGCTACAAAGGACGGGTATAATAGTTATTGAAACAACACCTGTATTAGATTATGAAGCTATTATTGATTCGTGGTACGATTCTTTAGAAAGTTTTGTACCAAAAACAGCGAGTTACCTTAGAGAAAAAACAGATGCTTTACTGGCTAATGCGTCAGATAAAGAAAGAGCGTTATTTGCTTATACATACGCAAAAGAACCCGAAGCATTCCCAACAGAGCCATATATGGACAAAGCTACGGTTGACGCTGTGTTTTGGAATATTTTGCGAAGAATGGGTGTTCTTAGTTCTACAGAAGATTTTCAAGAATTTCTACAGGAACAAGATATTGTTATTGAGAATGAATAAAAAAGAGGTGAGTATAAATGCCACGAAAAAAGCAAATAACCTTTTGGGCTTGTGACTTTGAGACAACGGTATGGGGTGAAAAAGTAGAGCAAGAAAAAGGTAAAAAACAAGACAGTACAGAAGTATGGAGTGGGGCTGATGTGGCTTTATATGACAACACTGAAACTGTAACAATAACTCATTCGATAAGAGATTTTTTAAACAGGTTTTTGACAATGAAAGGCAATAATATATTGTACTTTCATAACCTCGCTTTTGACGGTTCATTCATCATTGATTTTCTGTTAAAAGAGGGTTGGCGTTGGGTGCACTGTAAAGATAAAGAAATGAAATCAAAAGAATTTCAAACCTGTATATCTGATATGGGCTCATGGTACTGGGTTAAATTAAAATGGAATAAGACTTTTTTGGAGATTCGAAACTCTTTAAAGCTTATGCCATCCTCATTGAAAAATATCGGGAAATCATTTGACACAAAACACCAAAAATTAGACATGAATTATGAGGGTGAAAGGTACGCTTATTGCGAAATAACAGAAAGTGAAAAGAAATATATTGAAAATGATGTGTTAGTGTTAAAAGAAGCATTAGAAATGATGTTTGACGAAAAGCATGATAAATTGACAATAGGTTCGTGCTGTTTGGCAGAATTTAAAGGCTTTTATGAAAAGAAACAATATGATAAGTTGTTTCCCGATATCAGAGAAGATTATCTTGATGAATCAATAACAGGTGTATGGAATCAGTGGGATTATGTTCATAAATCATTTCACGGGGGATGGTGTTATGTTAATCCTCAATATGCGCACACGGTAGTTGGTTGGGGTTTAGTGCTTGACGTAAACTCTCTGTACCCGTCCATGATGCATAGCATTAGTGGCAACAAATATCCATTTGGGCACGGGGAATACCATAGGGGAGCGCCACCCGATGAACTTATAAGCTCCGATAATAAATATTTTTTCATTCGATTTAACTGTCGTTTTCAGTTAAAAAAAGGAGCTTTTCCATGGGTACATATTAGACAGAGTACATTATATAAGGCGAATGAAAATCTATATAGCTCCAACGTTAGGTATAAAGGCGAATACTACCGATATTATCGTGATATTGATGGACAGATGCATGATACAAATATTACACTCACTATGACTTGCACCGACTGGGAGTTGTTTAAGGAAACTTACGATATTTTTGACTTGGTCATATATGATTATGTGTGGTTCTATGCAAGGACAGGTTTTTTCGATGAATACATAGATAAATACGGTGAAGAGAAAAGAACTTCAAAAGGTTTTAAGAGACAGAAAGCAAAACTCTTTTTAAATAATCTTTATGGGAAATTTGCAATGTCGGATAACTCCTCTTATAAAGAGCCTTATCTTGACGATGATGGTATTATTAGATTTATTCTGCATGAGGAACACGAAAAGAAAGTAGGATATATTCCAATAGGTAGTGCCATTACATCTTATGCCATGAATTTTACAATTCGACACGCTATGGCAAATTATGACCGTTTTTGCTACGCTGATACAGATTCGATTCATTTAATTGGACTTGACAAAGCAAACAAGGTGGTAGAACACCCGACAAATTTTTGTTGCTGGAAATGTGAAAGTACTTTTGATTTTGCGTATTATGAGCGCCAAAAGACTTATGCAGAGCATATAGTTGAAGAAAATCATGTCCCTTGCAAGCCTTATCTTGATATTAAAGCTTGTGGAATGAGTAGCCAAGCTAAACGTAAATTTATTGAAGAAGAAAAGGACATATCTGAGTTATCTACAGGTCTTAGTATGGATAGTTGTAATTTAAAAGCAGAGCGTGTGAAAGGTGGTATTGTATTAAGAAATAAAGACTTTAAAATCCACGCTCAAAAAGATAAAAAAATTATGATATAATACTTGACTATATTTTAGCGTCGTGTTATTATAATAATGTAATAAATAAAGTAGAAAAAAGGAGGAACAAAGATGGGTAAAAAATTGAACATCCGTTAAACAGCTTGTACGGGGTAAGCTCAATGTCACATAGTAGTAATGTAAGAACTGATACAAATTTAAAAAACGCTGAGATTACGGCTAAACTTATCACTATTCGTGATGGTTTTTTATATGCTGATACAGATAGTATATATGTAAGAGATTTAGATAAAAAATAAAAATTATAATATAACACTTGACTATATCTAGTTGTTGTGTTATTATAATAATGTAATAAATAAAACATATTACATTGCAATTCACACTCAAAGAAACAGAAAAAAGGAGGAAAACAAGATGTTTACAAGGACATTAGTCACAGCGGAGGTATCTGTAGAAAGAATCTACAAAGACAAGGAGACAGGGGTAATCAAGAAAGATTACTTTGACGAGAAATTACCAAATTGCAAGACAAGAGATAAAGCGGAAATCTTGATTGAAAAGCAGTACAAAGGGGACATTGTTTCCATTTTAGACATTAAGTTTAAATTGGAAAAACGTGTTATGACTGATGAGCAGTTCTTACTCAACTCAGATGTTAAGAGTGAAAAAATTGTTACTGAAGCAGAGTTGCAGGAAATGAAAAAGGAAGATTAACAGGAAAACAGGAGGTAAAGAATTATGGTAGAAATTAAAGAAATGAGTAGAGAGTTTACAAAGGTCGAGAAGTATCTTATGACTACAGCACCAGACATTGAGCCATTAAAAAATATTGATGATGGAGAATCTATCCCAATTGACGGATATCTTATCTTTGATGATATCAAAGATAACGGAGATGTGCAGGAGATTGTAAGTATTATTACGCCGGATAAGAAAGTGTATTCTGGACAGTCTGCAACCTTTAGACAGTCTTTGAAAGACATTGAAAGTGTCATGGAGGGAGAAAAATTCTCTATCATTAAAATTAGCGGAAAGACAAAAGCAGGACGCGATTATATCAATTGTACCTTAGACGTATCAAATTTATAATATGATGCCGTGAGAATACCATTTTATTTCTCTTCTTCTAAAGGGGGGTGGCTATATGCCACCTCTTTTATAAAACTCATGTTTCACGTGAAACATGAATGGAGGTGCTAAAAATGATGAATGATGGATATTATCATTGCGATAGATTATTAACTTTAAAAGATAAAAATGGGGAAACACCCGATATTTATATTGTAGATGGAAATAGAACAGCAGGCAAAAGTTATTCCATTAAGTCTAGACAAGTATCTGATTTTTTAAAGGATAAATACAGACCCGAAAACCAATTTATTTATTTATACAGGAATGTTGTTGATATGAAAAACTGTGCTGATACATATTTTGGTGATATATCTGAACAATTTGACGGTTATGTTATGACTGAAAAGAGTTTAATGAATGGCTCATTGATACAACTATTTCTAAATGAAGAGCCATGTGGATATTGTTTAGCTTTATCTGTTGCAAGAAAGTATAAAAAAATGCGTGGGTTATTTGTCAATATTCGTTCTGTATTTTTTGACGAATATCAAGATGAAGATAACGTATATTTATCTAATGAAGTAAATAAACTTTTATCGTTGCTTACAACGATTAGTGCAGGTCACGGAAAACAGCATAGAAGAGTTATGTTATATATGGCATCAAATACCGTGTCATTGTTGAACCCTTATTATAGCGTTTTTGGTATCAATAAAATGCTAAAATATAATACTAAAATATTGCGTGGAGATGGTTGGGTATTTGAGCGAACGTATAATGAAAATGCGTCCACAGCTTATAAGGAAAGTGGTATTGCTAGAGCGTTTCAAGGTGCTAGTTATAATGCGTATGCAAGTGAAAATAGATATTTGAATGATAATGATTGCTTAATAGGGAAACCAACAGGACAATCACGGTATATTTGCACTATTAAGTTCAACGAAAAAATGTACAACGCAAGAAGATATGATACATGTATGTATATATCAACAGGGGCAGATGAAAGTTTTCCGATGCGGATATGCTTTACAAAAAATGATGTCATAGACAACACAGCTATACGTGTGAATTCAACGCATTATATTGTAGCAATGTTGCGTGAATATTTCAATAGAGGTTTACTTATGTTTGAAAATTTGGAGTGTAAGAATATGATATTTGATGCCATATCTTTTTAATGTTTCACGTGAAACATTGACATTTTAAATTATATGTGTTATCATAATGTTGTACCCAAAATAACACGAACATTGTAATTGATATACACGCACATGAACAAGTAGTTCGATATCAATTTTTGGCTTTGCGTCCCCTTTGATTCGATTATTTTGTAACGTACAACATGTTTCACGTGGACAATGTTTCACGTGAAACATTTTTTATTTACAAACAAATCTATTTGTGTTATGATAGAAAAAAAGGAGGTGATATCATGATAAATGAAGTTATCACATTAATTAATAGTTTAGGACTTCCGACCGTGGTTGCGTGTGCGTCCATGTGGTATGTAAAGTACAGGGAGGACAAAAACGACCAAAAAATTGAAAAAATGACGGAAGAACACAAGGAAGAAATGACAGATATTACGAACGCGCTAAATAATAATACGTTAGCACTACAACGTATCTGTGACATTTTTGATAGTAAGGAGGACATGAAACATGAGTAAAAAAGCTGTAGATATCTCATATCATAACGGTGTCATTGATTTTGAGAGATTAAAAAACGCTGTCGATTATGTAATTATTCGATGCGGATACGGGCAAGACATGGCATCGCAAGACGATAAACAATGGAGTCGAAACGTCAGTGAATGTGAACGGTTGGGTATTCCATATGGAGTATATTTTTATTCCTACGCAAAAACCACAGCTAGAATCGAGGGTGAAATCAATCATTGTCTTAGATTGTTACAAGGACACACACCTAATCTACCTGTCTTTTTTGACAGCGAAGAAAAAGGGACACAAAGAGTAGCAAAGCACAACGCAAAGCGCTTTTGTGATGCAATGCTAACGCATGGATATAAAGCAGGAATCTACGCTAGTAAATCATGGTTTGAGAGTTATATCGGTGAAACATGGGGATATGATTTGTGGATAGCTAGATACTCGAATGTGTTAGGTGTAGATAATGTTGATATTTGGCAGTATTCTAGTAACGGGTCTGTTGATGGTATTAACGGAAGATGTGATGTGAACCACGTTTACAAAGACTACGGAGTTTCAAGTGCTACACCTACTACACCGCCTCCGTCTACTAGTCACTCAAAACCAAGAAATGAATTGATTGCTTTAGGGCAACAGCACGCCATTAATTTTACGGGTGTTCAAATCGCTGTTGACGGCATTGTTGGAAGAAACACTAAAAGAATGGCGGTTCGTGTAGTGCAGAGAGCAATGAATAAGGACTATGGCTATACCATTGCAGAAGACGGTATTGTAGGTAAAAAAACAAGGGCAAAAGCAGGAAAACATTATGTAAAAAGGGGTGAAACTCAGTATCTTGTGACAGCACTGGAAATCATATGTTTGTTACAGGGAAAAGACCCGAACGGAGTAGAATGCCCTGGGACATTTGGCGGAGGACTGGCACGCGCTTGTGGAACTGAATTCGTTTACGCAAAAGATATGTTATATATGCTTTAATTTTTTATTCACGTGGAACAAAATGTTTCACGTGAAACATTTAAGGAGGATAGCAAATGCCAAATATTAATGTAGCCTATCAGTGGGCGGTCAATGCGTGCAATGCCCCCAACATTGGATATTCTCAGCAATACCGAAGAGGACAGACCGTGAACGGTATTACTTATTATGACTGTAGCTCTTTTATTTCAAAAGCACTTACAGAAGGTGGGTTCTTTTCAGTGAATCCATGGTTCACCACAAGAACAGAGGAGGGATATCTATTACAGGCAGGATTTAAAGAGATTAGTATCAATGAGGCTTGGCAGGCAGGGGACATTGTATGGCGTAGTGGTCATACAGAAATGGTGTATAGTGGGAACGGCGTTGGGGGTGGCGGTGTCACTATGGGAGCGCACAGTGGGCGTTATCCATTACCCGAGCAGGTCAGCATTAATACATATGTTTCCAAACCGTCCGCATGGACAAAGATATATCGTTATGGCGACAGTGCAGGAATGCCCCTTGAATGGATTCATGGAAACCGTTATCTTACAGAAGATGAGATGAAAAACAATGCTTATGTTTTCTATAGTACCATGTTTTTCAAAGATTTCACTTTGAACGCCATTGCAGGAATGTTGGGGAATATGGAGATAGAATCTAATATCAACCCTGAATTATGGCAGTCCTTAAAAGAGGGGAACTATAATGGTGGCTATGGTCTTGTACAGTGGACACCAGCTACAGTCTATACAGATTGGGCGAACGCTCACGGGTACGATATCACAGATGGTTATTATCAATGTGTTTGGCTTGATGAAGAAACTGTAAGTAGTGGACAATGGATAGAAACAATAAAATATCCAGTATCATGGGAAGAGTTTCGAAAGTCCACAAAAGAACCCGATTATCTCGCGTCTGTATTTTTAAAAAATTTTGAGCGTGCAGGAGTTGAAAAAGAAGAGGAAAGAAAAAAGAACGCGTTAAAATGGTATGCGTATTTACAGACATTATCGCCATACCCAGTACACCCACATGGAAAAAAGAAAAAAATGCCTCTTTACTTTTTCTTTCCGTGGTGATATAATTAAAACTGTAAAAGGGTAATAAATAAAAAGGAGGATATTTACATGGATTTTAATGAAGCTTTAAACGAATTAATTGACGCTGTAGCAGACGTTGAGGAACACGGTGACGCGATTGAAGTTTTACAGAATTATGAGGGAGAAAGAGACGGAGAAACAGACAGCGAATGGAAAGACAAGTATTTAAAGCTAGAGAGCGAGTATAAAAAGCGCTTTAAGGAAAAAATGGCAGAGGGTACGACTCGTGCAGATGATAAAGGCGAGTCAAAAGACGAAACAGAAGAAAAAATTACCGTTGAAGATTTGGACTTTGACGGTAAGACAGAGTAAGGAGGTTTTAACAAATGGCAGACGCAACAAATAAAAACATTTTAAAAGCAGTCAAACAGGAGCTTTCTTTCGAGGTTCAGAACCACTTGCCTGTGGAAGTCTCAGACAATTTACAGGCTGTCTATGATAACATTCTGAATTTTGCCCCTGTTCGGAACGAAATTGTTCCGTCATTAATTAACCGCATCGGTATGCAGACGGTGGACAGTATCGCGTGGAGAAATCCGTTAGCACGATTTAAGAAAGAGCCAATGCGTTATGGTGAGACACACGAAGAAACTTATGTAAATATGTGCAAAGGTCGTGTCTATGATTCACAGGCAGACTTTAAATTCGCTTTTCAGCAGTATCAGTCTTACATCATGAGCGTATTTCATAATGTAAATCTTGAAATTCAGTACCCAGTCACGGTTACATATGACAACTTGAGAAAAGCTTTTACAAGTGAGTATGGCATCCGTGATATGATTATGGCAAAAATGGAGAGTGCTATCACAGGGGCGAACTGGGATGAGTATCTCGCTATGCGTGATTTAATTAATGTGGGGTATGAAAAAGAGGTACTTCCGGCAGTGACTGTTGACGCGATTGTAGATGAAGCATCAGCGAAAAAGTTATTGATTGAGGTAAAGCGAGCTGTCGGAGAGTTTGGCTTCCCATTACCGGAAAACAACCCGGCGGGAGCAACGTCACACGCTATGCCAACGAATCTGATTTGGATTACAACACCGGAAGTTAACGCACAGATTAGTGTTGACGCTTTAGCGTATGCATTCCATATGGACAAGGCAGACGTAGCAGTTCAGACAGTGATTGTAGACAAATTTGCAAATAGCGCTATACAGGGAGTTCTTTGTGATGTGCGATTCTTCAATGTCCGCGACCAGTTCAAAGAGATGACAGACCAAAGACTTGCAAACGTCTTATCTTGGAATTACTTCTATACACAGGTGGAAATGGTCAGTGCAAGTCCTTTCTACCCAATTCGCGTATTTACAACAGACGCTGTGGTTGAAAAGCCGACACTGAGTGTTACAGCTGGAACATATACAGCTGGGCAGACGCAGGAAGTAGAGGTTACTGTGGCAGGTGGAACTGGCACGTATCATCAGAATTTGGTGACTCTTGAAGTTGACAGCGGTGCAACCTCAGCAAAGACTTACGTTATCCCAGGGACACATTTACTTCATACGGGAGCGGACGAGACAGGAACTATTGTGTTAAAAGCAATCTACAGACCAGACGAGACTATCACAAAGACTGTAAATTTTACGAAACAGATGTAATTAATAGTATTAAATCTATAGATTATTATGACTATGTTACATCTTTTAAACTAAAATTAAATAAATATAATAAGAATAAGCTTGGTTTAGCCAATAACACAAATTTGTTTATCCCAAACGATTTAATTAAAGATTTGTACTTTACTGATATATACAACAACGACGGCTCAAATTTACATTGGGATAGAGATACATCATATTACTATTTAGATAACCGTTTAAACGCTGTATTATTTAAACCTTGTGATAAGAAACAAACTATTAAAACTAAAGTAGCCATTAAGCTAATAAATGATAAAGAATTAATAACTGCCCACGATAGGGAGGTCATAATTGAATGATAAATTTACCAGTTCAAGGAGGGGTTGCACCACGCAACCCCGAAACAAAATTAAGATTGTATAGTGGAGTACCATGGTCTAACGAATATGAGCATGTCAGATTATACAACTCAAAAGAGGACTTATTAAATCACCTAGAATCTTACCGAAAACATATTAATAATGTTGATTTGTCACACCTTGCACCGATTCGAATAGGAAACTATGATATCCGTGTACCATTCACAGAGATGAAAGCACTTAATCTCAATTATTTAGCTTTTCAAAATAGTGGGATATCTAACGAGTGGGTTTTTTGTTTTATCGACTCTATCGAGTGGTTATCCGAAAAAACAACTAGAATTAATTTTTCTTTAGATGTTTTTCAGAATAACTTTTACGATGCAAATATTAAGCCTTGTTTTGTCGAATATCATCATATACCACGAAGTGCCGACTCTATCGGCGCAAATTTAATTCCAGTAAATTTAGAGACAGGTGAAACTATCGTTTCACGGCATAAAAAATTGGATTTGACACCAACGGAGTGTTGCGCCTTTGTCACAAGAGGAACAGCGGAACAAAGTTGGTTTGAGGGTCGAGTAGAAAATGGTGTGTACTGTTGGGGGAGCATCGGTCATTATGATGTAACCACAGACGAGGGACTAAAAGGAATTAACACACTGTTAGAAGATTATAACAATCAAGGCGCACAAGATGCCGTCGTAGGATTGTTCATGTCTCCAAAATTATGTACACTTGCTCTAGGAGGGAAAGAAATCAAGCCTAAAATAACAAGTATGCAGATATCTGACAATGTTTTTGAGGGTTATAAACCAAAAAATAAAAAGTTATACTCCTACCCATGGCTATTCTGTCTAGCTGACAACAATCAAGGGAACACACATATATATAGATATGAATACAGTTATAATCGGGATAAATCTCTCGAATTTGACAGCTACGGGACAATCGCAACATTGCCACAAGTTCTCACAGCACCTAAAAACTATAAGACGCGCGAAGAATTAGGGCATGGACTAATGAATGAAGCGCTTATTAACTCCTCTTTTCCAATGTGTTCGTTCTCCTCTGACACATATCGTGCATGGCTAGCTCAAAACAAAAGTTCTATAGCCCTATCACAAGTCCATACTGCCATTGATGCTACCATAGGGACAGGCACAGCGATAGCAGGGTTAGCAGGAGGAAGTTTACAGGGAGGGCTTAATGGACTAGGTAAAACAACGAACGCTTTTTGGGACGCTCTTGGAATGTTAGCAAATCAGACAGACAGAGCCAGAAACGCTGGGGTTACACATGGAAAAGCTTTGTCAGAAAATGTATTGACAGGTATCAAAGAGTGTGGCGTTGACTTCTACGAGATGTCATGTAAAAGGCAATTTGCAGAAATGGCAGACAGCTTTTTTGAACAGTTCGGGTATCCAATTAATAAAATCGCTACCCCTTATTTACACTCAAGAGCCTATTGGAATTACGTAAAGACATCTCATTGCGGATTTACTGGTGATATTGATTTAGACCAATTGAAAAAATTGAGAAATATATTTGACAATGGCGTGACTTTGTGGCATACTGATGATATAGGGAATTACGGGTTATTAAATAACTAAAAGGAGGTGTATATAAGTGAAAAATCCGTTACGAGTTTTCGAACGAAATATCAATAAAAAGAAAAACAGTGATTTTGAAATAATAAAATCTATCTTTTTTTATGATATTTTCGATATCTTTGTAAACAGGTACAAATGGAATAATCTACCAAAAGAAATTTTACCGATGTACATTGAACAAACCTTATTTTGGCACGGTTTGGGTGTATTCATCAAGGACAATATTGCAGGGTATGCATTCATGAATGTTTCATTATCGGGTTTACCAGATATTTATAATATCCCTCAAGACAGAATCGCTTATACTGCAAATGGGTATATTGAAGAATACGGTAAAGAAAACAGTTGTATCTTATGGAATAACTACTCAACTATGCCGTATTACTATAAGGCATTGATGTATGCCGATGCAATGGCGAATACTTGGAAAACAAAGGATATTAATATGTATGCACAGCGTACGCCTGTTGCTCTTTCTTCTTCTGACAACGAAAAAATGAGCTTTGAAATACTGGGAGAAATGTACGATAATTATTTACCTGTTCTAAAAGTTTCCGATTCATTAAACTTGAAAGATATTAAAGCTCTGGATGTGGGCGCTCCTTATATCGTAGATAAATGCGAACAAGAATTAAGAGATTTATGGTCACAAGTATTGACATCTTTAGGTTATGAAAGTAACCCAGTAGAAAAAGGAGAACGGCTTGTTACAGGTGAAACGGCAGGAAACAACGGTCAGATTGAAGCTAATAGAAATGTAGGACTGACATTAAGAAGAAGATGCGCAAACACTATCAATGAACTATGGGGACTAAATGTGACAGTTGACTTTAACAGTGAGCTTCCTACCATGATTAATGGATATATACCCGATAAGTATATGCAAAAAGGGAAAGAGGGTGACGAGATTGAGTAAATACACTACAACAATCAAAGATATTTGTGAAAGCTTTATTCCGACCCAAGAACTATGGAGCATGGACTTATCCGTACAAAGAATCATTGACAAAACACAGGGAAAATTTTTTGACTTTGATTTTCCTTTTTACTCAGAGGATAGAAAAGACCTGTATACTTTTAAAACATACTTTTTACTTAGGTATTGGAATAATTATATAGGCTTTGAAACTCTAGGAATGTGGAAAACAGCTTTTATGGCAAAAATGCATGAATTGATGCCATATTATACAAAACTGTATAATGCAATTCAAAACGATAACCCTTTTACAAATGTCAATATAACAACCACAGAAGCAGAAAAAGGAAACGAAAAAACAACGACTAACTCAACAGATGCAGGACAAAGCGAAGTAAAAAACAACCAAAATTACCAAAATATTGATAGTGATAACCCACAAGTTAGCGTAGCAACACAAGATTATGCAAGTGCTATGAGTAGAGGTGAGACTGTTAATAATACTACAACAAGTGCAAAAAATAATCATGCAGGAAACGACAACAAAGACAGCAAAAGAGACAGAGAGACAAAAGAGATAGGACTAAGAGGTAAATCAACAAGCGAAGCTATCGAAGAATATCGAAACCAAATACAGAATATCAATAGAGAACTTGTAGAAGCTTGTCGTGATTTATTCATGAAAGTTTGGTAAAAAGGAGGTGAAAGTATATGGTAGAAGAGTTAAAACCTTTAGTCCCTTTACTTTGTTGCGATGTGCCTAGTGTATATAGCAATAAACAGAGCTATTACGAATGTTTGTGTTATATCGGGTATAAAGTCAACGAATGTATCGAAGCAATCAACGGTTTTACAGATGCATACAAACAGTATACAGATGAAAAAATCGCAGGATTGAAAAAATACATTGACGGCCTTAACACTGATATATATAAGCATATCACAGAAGTAGAAAAAAATATCCGAGAGGATATGAACGCTAAAGATACTGAACTTGATGAAAAAATCAATAAAGTGCAGACAAATCTTCTTAATAAAATCAGTGCGTTAAATATACTGATATATGACTTAAACGATGAAACACGCGCACATATTGATACAGAGGTAAAAAAACTCTATGATTATATTAACGAGTATATCCCAAATAATATGGAAGTGTTAAACCCTGTCAAGGGATATCGTACAAGTTTAAATCAAGCATTAGCCGATATGTATGATAATTTACGTTATTATGCTTTAACATGTAACGAGTTTGATTCATTAAATTTAACATGTGCAGAGTTTGACAGTTTATTGATTAACTGCTCAGAGTTTGATTTATATGGCGCAAAAAGATTCCGCGTTGATAGTAACTTATATATGCATGACCCTTTTAGTGGAAAATATGTATTTTATCAAGATGTTATTTATAAACTCGCGGAGTTGCACTTTAATAACCCTATCACAGCTAGCGAATTTGACGCTTTATTATTAACTGTAACAGGGTTTGAAGCTAAAGCACTAAGTGCTTATATCTTCGATAGTAACGCTAAAACAGCATTAAAATTATAAATTAAGGAGGACAAAAAATTATGAGTTCAGCAAACAAAACAACTTACTATGAGTTAAGCCAGTATATTGGGACTGACAAGCCGACATATTTAGGTGATTATAACTCTGATATGTCTAAAATTGACGCTGGTATTCATGGGGCAGATGATAAAGCTACTACAGCTTCACAAAATGCAGGTAGCGCAATTGCTAGAGTTGGTGTAGTAGAAAAAACAGTGGAGACGCAGACACAAAGCATAACAACTTTACAAACTACTGTCTCTGGGTTACAGGAAAGCGTAAAAAACGCACAATCAACAGCAAGTGAAGCATCGACAAAAGCCGATAGCGCACAGCAAACAGCCAACTCAGTTTCATTAACTGCAAATAATAATAAAGCCAGATTAGATGACGCAAACTGGATAATTGCAAATGCTGTCGCACAAATCGGAAACACAGGACAGGTGATAAAAGTGGGTTTCAATAAATTATTAAATTTATTATCTATCTGCGGAGAAATAGTAAGCTCAACTCCTTTATCCTTTAGCGCAGGACAGATTTTCTTCACAATTCCTAGTAATATTATGAGTGAATTAAACTTAAATTCTACTGTTCGTGTTGTTGGTTGCTTATTTATGAATTACACAGCAAATTTGCCTGGTGGTACAGCTGCATTAACAAAAAGTGATGCTTTTAAAATTTCACCAAACGGAAATGTTGTAGCTTCAAACAACACAGTCGGAACAACTTTCATGGATTTTAACACATTAATTAACCCAAATTTAATCTAATAATTGATGTTAATTCGTGTAATAAAAACAGTCCTATCATTGGACTGTTTTTATTTTTTCGTGCTTTTTTAATCAAAAGGGGGACGTGGTCTCATTGGGAATAACGAAAGCCCTCT